GGCTAAGTTATGCTTGTGTACGTCCACTTGACATGTCAGTAACAGAATAGGTGAATTACTAAACTTCGCGGCGTATCCGTTCGGTATCTGTCCGAATTTGTATACTGGTTGACGGTGCGCGGAAACTTGCGTAAATTGGACTTTAGAACCGAGAATTTTAAACGGTTCAGCTAAAATGTTATTGTAGAAAACCTGATACTTTCCGATATCTGTTACTTTCTTGTTAACCGGATCGAAGCCTTTCAAATACGCAGATACACACTTGTACCACGGTTGCATACCTACCGGGGAGTAAAAAGCCGGTAAATGGTAAGACCGGATTCCCGGCTCGGCTGGTCGCGCTGTGGGCTTCCAGTGCGCTCCGTGCGCCTCGGAAAACAGGCGGCCTTTGTCCTGTTCGAAATGTCTCTCGCCGCAATTGTGGCAACGATAACAAACAGATTCGAAGATTAGAACGCCGTCGGAAAGTTCCCACTCAAAGCCGCCTCTGATCCCGGTCTCTTTGTTGGTCCGTTCCCACCGTAGCTCTTGAGGAAAACCACAAGATTTACAGAGTACGTTGTATTTTCTTTGATCACCCCGCATGTACGCGGCGTCAATTTTAGATGCGCCTTTTATCAGCGGAGTACTACCTCGAAATATTTTCCGCCGTTCCCAATATCCGGAACAGCGGTCATCTGACAGCGCGTCAGGGTCCCCATCTTTTCCAACCGTGTCCGGCCAGGCATCTATCTCATCTTTCAACAATACGCAGATGGAATAGGACCGCATTTTGTCCGCGTTCCTGGCTCCGAACGGGACAAGGTAGCCGCCACCCTCGAATTGGATGTGGTTGGACGTCTTTCCGGTTTTCCGGGTGTTCCCCTCGTCACTCGACCGGACAATATCGGCGAGCTCTGAGTGGTTTAACATAGGGATAAAGTTATTTTCTATACGTGCGGTAGCGAGTTCTTTGTCTGCCGTCATGTACATAATCGGCAGGGTTTTAACGTGCGCCATGAAATATAAGGCGCCCGATTCGAGTACGGTTGAGTACGTAATCTGCACGCCTTTTTTCAAATTAACTTCCCGGACGGGGCTGTTGACGTCGAAGCAGTCCACTATTTCCCGCATGAACGGGTTTACATCAAAGCGTAAATATCCCGGGATTGATGTCACGGATTCCGGGAGGTATCGGTGTGTCTCGTTAAATTCTGACGGGGAAATATGGATCACTTCGTCCGTCAATTCTCCCACTTGGTCGATTATCCAATCTGTTCCTATTTCGGCTATTTCAGACAATTATTAAAATTTCCCTAAGAAAAATCGGGTTACGGCACCGAGTTTGGAATCTTCGTTGATTTGAGCCTGACCAAATAAAACATATCGAAAAGCGGCACAAATAACGAAAAGCGGAATAAACCATAACCGGTTTAACCTGTGGATTATCGTGTTTTCAGATCGCTGTTTTCTTCGGGTCTTAATCACGTAATCCGTTCTATAATCGAGTTCATATTCCCCAAAAAGCATGTCGAGCAGTCCCGACATAGTCTCTATCTTTTCAGCTTTGGCCGCAGCTTCTACCTCGTGTCGATAAAGATTCCTAATATCGCTTTTTAACACTTTGGGCCTCCTTAAACATTTTTCAACGCCCTCGCAACTTTAGATTTTACCGGACGTATGAAACTGGTTATGTGTTCTGCAATAAATTTCTCGATAGTTTCGACGGTTTCTCCCGAGTCGTGCATTGTGGTTACTCTTCGGGAAAGTGTTTTCGCTCCGTCGGTTAATAGTTTTATATGCATCGAGTCGATCGGTTCAATTATGCCTCGTTTTACAAGTTCCCTGTTTACGAGCTGTCCTTTCTTCTCGGCATTTTTTAAACGTTTTTCTTCAATAGCTTCGATTTCTTTTCCGGCTTTCAGCCAATCAACGAACGCCTGTTCCGTTCCGAACCTCTTGATTATTTGCCGGAGCGACATGTCGGCAAAAGCTTCTATAGCTTCCGGGACTTCGTGTTCCCGTGGCGGCTGGAACATGTTCGAAAGTGCTTCGGACTTCCGCTCGTTTTTAAGTAGTTCCTGACCTTTAATTACTCGAGGCGGCTTGAGTGGTGGGGGTTTGGTGATTATTGGCGGCTGCTCTGTTTTATCCGGAATCAACCCGGCCGCGTCCATCATAGCCACAATCTTACCAGCCCGCTTTGGGCCTATGTGAAATTCTTTAGCAATGCGGGTTTTTGTGTAATTCCCGACCTTGCGGCAATTTTCGATTACTTCCTCATACAGTGGGT